CCTTTATCACTCATAACCAAGTTGTAAGGGGCGGGGGCATTTGCTGCTCTTAACTGTCTTAGACCACCGAAAATGTGATCAAGTGTAAGAGCCGTTCCTGCACCGCACTCTGTTTGTGAGAATCCAGTTCCAAGTGCTGTAAGATCAGCGTCGAGTTTAGCGGCAACGGCATTTCCGAGGATCGCCCCTGTATTACCAGAGATGTCATCGGCATTTCCCATTACTGCTAAATCCGTAACGTCTGCACGAATAACGTGTTCAGATACGGTTGCCGACCTTGCTGTGGTTGTCACAGATGTTACAGTGCTGTAATCAGAACCATCCGTAGCTGCACCTACTGAGGAGGAAGCAACGGCGGTATATTCCGGCCACTGGACTGTGATTGCACCGGGAGGGCATTGTTTGGCGGAGACCAGAGGATACATGACATTTACTTCATTGAACGCGATGATTGCATCGCCAATGACTTTATCAAGACCACCCTGGGCTACACCGGTATCAGTTTCAGCCATAATTATTTGTCCTTATTCGGGGGAGTCCACCCTGAAAAGTATTTTCTGGAAGAAACTCGTTTGCCACGAGCCGCATTGTTGGCACGTTCTTCTAATTCGTCGATCATAGTGTCATACGACACAGTTTCGCCTTTGATTTCGGCGTGTATATCCCCATCGGGAAGATTCCTTTCGGACAATTCCTTTTTAGGGTCAAGATCAACTCCAAACGGTTTATATTTTTGGCCCATAGCCAACCGTAATTCCTGAAGTGGCTTTGTTGTTGGCCTTGTACCCTTTCGGGTCTTGAGCCGCCCACTCTGCCATCGAAGCATACCCACCATAGGCACCGGGAGGTTGGTTATCAACCTTCACCTTTATGCCGGGTTGGGAATACTCCTGTGCCAAATCTTCCAGAACATCGAGTGGATGTCCCTTGAATTTTTCTTGTTTCGTTTCAGGTAATCGCTCAAGCAAAGCCTGACGGCGATTATCCTCGTAAGTTTCCAGACGTTTTTCAAATGGAGTTAGGCGGTTGATCTCACCTCGCAGTTCGGCGATTAATTCGTCTGTTTTTCCGTCTGCCGCCATGCTTTCCTGTCTCCGTTTTTCTTCTTTTGCTTCCATTTCAGCGACTTTGGATTCAAGACCTCTAATCTTTTCCTTTTTCGCCATTACTTCGTGCAATAACTCCGACTGTCCGGATGTGTCGGGTGTGGTCTGGCTTTGAGAAGCCACCTCTTGTCCCTCATTCCGGGCCGTATCTTGCACGGTTGCTTGTGCTTCTGACATTACTGTCTCCTGTTGTTGTTCAAAATCTTCATCCGATAGTTACGGTGATTGAGTCCTTTGCATATTTACCGATCTGTTTGCCGATAAAATCGCTCAATTCATCTGTGATCTTTTCAGTATTCTTATCTGAGATGCCGTATATATCCCGCCCCATCTTGGAATTATGCTCTACTTTTATACCATCCCGATACACAATGTCCACGCCTGTTTCTTTCGGCTTCTGTGCCGATATAGAACCAAGCATGACCCCTGTCAATCTCAAGTTGGGTGGAGATACTTGCCTTGATTTACTGACACCTTTAGGCCCGGCTTTACCGGCAGCCTTCAGTTCGGCATATTCGGACGTGTATGCTTTAAAATCTTTTTCATAGCCTTTACCTTTATCGGCATCTTTTACAATGTTCGTGGCCGTTTTACCGCCCACTTTAGCCCATAGAGATTTCGGGAATTTCACAATGTCCTGCGCTCTCATTTCACCATCCACGAATGTCTGCAATTAAACGATCCCCTTACACCGAACGGAGTGGAACTTGAATTAACTTCCGCTTCGGTATAACCTTTGGATGGTTCATTTGCTATTGTTTCACGACATATATCTCTGGTCGTTGCATCTAACGGCCCAACGTAAGTCCATCGTACATCTTCACCTTCAAATACCTTATGCCTCGACAGATCATCGAATTGTCGGAATCCATCGTGGACGGATACATTCAGTTGATGAGTTTCTAATTTCACCGTTTCAACCAATCGCCCTACAATATCCGATGGCCGTTCCCCCGCCACGATTCCCTTAAATAAACCATCTTTTAATTCGTTGGCATATTGTGACGCCTTACCCAATAGACTTTCTGCTTCTAAATTCTGCAAAATTTGAATCTGATCTATTGTCGGGCCTTTTACAGTTACAATTCCCCGCTTTGCCGCTTCTTTGGCGATTTCCTCAATCTTCCCTTCATAAGCATCCATCAATCCATTCACGGCATTGGTATAACCTCTGTCCAATAGTTCTTGGAAGAAATCCAATTCACGAGCCACGTTCACCAACTCAGCATCGGTTAGTTTGTCTAATCCTTTGGCAATTTCCTTCAGGTCATCCAGAAGGCCCTTCTCTATATTGACAATCTGATTCATGAATCTATCTACTGGATCAGCCACCTAAAATCCTCTGTATTGGTGAAACCGGTTGCTGTGCTTCTGCTTCGGCCTTCTTGCTTTCATCCACTCTTTCCATGAGTCGGGTTAAATCTTCATCGGATATGTCTGGGTTGAAATGGCGGATCAGGTCTGATCTGTCCATCAATCCTTTGTCCATCATAAACTCAAGACGTGCAAACTCTTGGGCTTGGTCAGTCGGAAATTCTATCTCGGCGAAATCCACCGCATAATTATCGCCCATATCTTTACCTGTATGCACACGGACAATCTGGCGATCCACTTCATATCTTTCATGTTCCCAATCTCTCCATTTGGGGATGTCTGAAATGCGTGACTCTAAATTCTCCATCTCCATTATTCGCAAGGCTGCACCGCTTGGGGCATCCCCCGATTCATCCCACTTGATTCGCAAGTGGTTATTGATAGCCGTTTGATTGGCAAATCCTTTCACCGCCTGCATCATATCCTGAAGCGATCCGGGATTTCCTACAAACGAAAATGATCCGCCTTCCGGCAATAACAGCACACGGTCTATACCCAGTTTCATTTGGGTCGCTTCTTCGATTCCTGTGGCAACAGGCTGACCAAAAGCGAATCGTGTGGCAAGGGCGATCTCTGTATTGGCAATACCAATCTGCACCGCAGCCCGAACCACATCAGAAGCAGACGAACTGTATTCTGCGAAAGTGACAGGGATGATTCCATAAGGATTAATATTATCCTCGTTTACTTGCATCACCCGGCCTGCCTGATCATACTTAAAGTGTTTTCCCGGTACGCCGTCACGTTCTTCAGACCAATAGACGAATATGCGGTTGTTCTTATGGTCACGCCCTACTTCATAGGACACAGCAAAGGGGTCAGATTCACCCTCTAAATAATACCGCTTAAAGAAAGGGATGATGTCATATTCCAGACGATCCTTTCCCCACTTACTTCTCAAGGCCATACAGCCTGTGAGCCACGATGTTTCGCTAAATTCCCTTGCGATTGAATCCAGGTGGTGCGCCATGGCCATATAATCATCTGCCTGTTCTCCGTTGATCATGCGCTTGGGTGCGTTCTTATACATCATGTTCCTTGCACGAGCGTAGCGAGGAACAACCTTCTGCGGGAATGTGGGAACTTGCTGTAAGGTCGAAGCAGAAAACCACTGCTCGATATGCTTGTCCACGTTCCTGTGATAATAAAAATCTAAAGCGGTGGCACGTTCCGCATCCTCCTGAGCCTTTAGTCCGCTTTGTGCTTTGCGAATTGTATCAAGTACGATCTGCTCGGATAAGTCCGGCAGTACAACGTCATTTACTGTCATGCTTCATACATCCAATCTTTATAAAATTCAGTTGGCAGTTTGGTGCTGCCTAAAATCTTTTTCACATCTTTTTTGATGCGTCTTTGTATCATTATTCCACTCACCCATAACCCAATAAAAACCAAATTAAACGCGATACTAATACCGAGGATGAACCCTACCATTCTTGAGACACCGCAATTCTTCTGGTGATGGGCCACTTGTATTCTATGGCATAAGAACAGGCGTCTAAGGCGTGTGTCAATTCTATGTTTGACTTGTCAATCCCGCCACGCTTGTCCCTCTGGACTTGTTCCAAGTCTTTAATCAGATGTTTACACTTGGGATCAACGGTCATCCCCACGTTCCCATTCGCATCAACTAACTTGCGATTCAAGGCGTTCAATCTGTCTATATGCGAAGGATGAGATTTCCTTGCCCGCACCGAATAACCATAATCACGAAGGATTGTATGGTCAGACCTATGGGATGTGGTGCTTCTGGCACTACCGGCGGGATCAGGATAAACCATATTTACACGCGGATGCTTGGCCTTCATGGCCTTTGCCATTGATTCTGTGTTTGAATTGGACTGTCTTATCTCATCGAAATAGTGAACAGTCCCATCGGTATATTCACAAGCAAGCACGGCAGTCATATAATCAACATTCTGATCCATCCCCCACCATTGTTTACCCGATATATCTGTGGCCTTCTTGATGTGAGTTTCCCTATCGAAGTTGTAAGAGGCACGGTTGCCAGTCGTTTCGAACGATCCTTCCATTTCCTGACGATACAATCGGCCATCCATATTAGACTTGATGCGTTTCACTTCATCGCCATCCACGAACCCGCCTTCGACTGTCTTGAACTGCCACGACTTCCAATCGGGATCGGATTGGCCTTTCATATAGAGGTCATACATGGCGTTGTAACCGGAGGGCGTTCCGATAAACATGGCTTGGCCTTTGGATGTGGCTAACATAGGCAGGATAATCTCCTCCCAGACATGGGGCTTGAAATAAGCGTATTCATCCAAGATAACCTTACTGATCCCTGCTCCACGCAAACTGTCCTCATTGTCCGCACCCTTGATAGAAATTGTCGCCCCATTTGTCAAAGTAACCGACAATTCTGATTCGTTGATCTTCGCTTCCGTATGATGACGAAAGAGTTGTCTCAATACCGGCCATGCGATCATCTTCCCCTGTCGATATGTCGGTGCTATGTACCACCTCGTCTCGTTGGCGGTAACTTCCGGCGAAAGCAGCCACATTATAGCGAGATGTGTTTTTCCCCATCTTCTTCCGGCCACGATTACCTTGAATCGGTGTGGATCGTTTAGTATTTCTTTTCTTATTGCGTTTCGTTGCCACTTCAATCTTCAAAATCAAAAACCTTAATAGGATCAGTTTTAACCGTTGTCTCCCTAAATTCGGTTGGTTTGCCTTCCACTCGGTTCATGTATATTTCGGCAGCCTTGAGCGACCCATTCTCTGCCATGCGTAAAATCTTATCTAAAATCTTTTCTTTTCTGGTCTTGCCCTGATCGTCTTTTGCTTCAGCAAGTTCTCTGAACACATCTGCCATCGCGCCGTGCCTACCGTTTGGATTGCCAGATTCACCGGGTTTAAAACGAATACCGGCTTTATTTCCTTTGGCGAACTGACCATTTGCCCGCCTGTTTGCCGTCTGTTCAGCCATTATCCACCAACGCCATTACTAAAGGTTTATCTACTTTATCCATGAGGTCTTTTACTTTAGGTGAGTCGATCTCATATACATCGAACTCCAATCGCCATGTGTGGGTTGTTTTGAGATTTTTGATACCTACCAACTCCACGTTTAGGACGATTCCTTCATTTTGGGCCATATCGGTCATAATCGGTATCGTGGAATCCCTCCCCTTTGAGAATAAAATTGGCCGTTGTAATTGCTTTCCGTGTGCGGAATGAATCACATTTCGGGCATTGTTCGTCTGATTCGTCGTCCATTGGGCGGAGTGTTTCCCATACCCACAGACAAGAATTGCATTTGTAGTCGTATCGTATCATCTAACCGGTTAGAGGTACGCCCGCCATTCCTGTTTACCGCCTGTCCTTCGTCTGTTTTGCCAGAAATGCGGGTAGGGCGGCGAGACACCCCTCTACTAATACAAGGATTATCCTACAAAAAAACTATATAATTCACTCTATATGCAATTATTGCTTAATTTAATCCCCTACAAAATTCCACCTATATTTATACTTCGACTTTATTACAAGGCGATTATTCGTTGTTACATATTGATAGCAGTCCATTACTCTATGAAACTCGATTGGTCTTGTCGTTTTTGCCGCTTTTCTCCATAAACGAATTTTATTAGACTCCCTCTGATTTTTTAACCACTTGAGCGTAAAGTCTTTTAATGATAGTTCGGTCTGATATAATGACCGCCTTATTTCCCAAACTGATTTTATATTATCATATAACAGTTTTTTATTTTCACAGCCCATAATCTTCCTGCAAGATATCGTACAGTTTATCCATCATTCTATCGTAATAGGTTTCAACAGACTTTCTACTTATCCCAAAATTTCTCGCTATGTCGTTAAGGTCGTGCATCCCCAGATAATAAAACGCATCGAATATGTCATTCTCTCTTGATGAAAACTTTTTCAATGATTCCCTTCCAGATATAAAAGCACTCATTAATTCGTTTTTCCTTTTTTTGACCCCTATTTGATGCTCATATTCAGTTTCCCCCTTGCCACACATTGGGCAAGCTGTATATCCCTGTTCAGCAGTCATTTGAATAATTTCGTATAGACTTCAGTACAAAATGCGTTCAATACCACCAATCCGAGGGCGAATAAGGCCAAGCCTACGCCCATAACAAAGATAGACCCGGCTATTTTGACGATTGCATCAATCATTTTCCCTATCCCTGTTGTTTATATTTATGACCACAGCCAATAAAGTCACCATAAATATGATCGTCAAACCAATTAGATGATTTATACAGACATCCATCACCACACCTCATCCTTTGGCTTGTATTCGTTTTTGTAGGCGTAATGTGTTGCCCCTTTTTCGGACGGCTCACGACGTTTGGATATGGATAGATTAACCCATCCGTTTTCCGCCATGCCTTGCAGTTCCTTTATATTAAAAGCGCAATTTAGAACACTCCCCCCATTGTCAAATTCCTTTTCAACTATCTTGCACTTGTTGATGTACTGTTTTTCTGGCATCTTTTCGTTCCCTTCGTTTCTTGGCTTTATACTCAGCGATACTTTTTCGTTTAAGCATCTTCGCTCTTTTCCTGTTTTTTGCTTTTTTATTTGGCATAATTTTTCGAGGCCGGGGCAGCTTCCTCCGGGCCAATTCCAATCAAATCAATTCCTTGTTTTCGATTTGTCAGCACTTTCGGCCTCAATTTTGACCAATCCACACCTTTTCGCGGGAATGGACGTTTAATGTATTTCTTCTTTGGCATAGATTGTTTCCAATAGTTTTCGCACCTTTTCGATATGCTTATGGCAAGCATAGGCCAACGTGACGGTCTTACCCTTCCGCACATCCGTAAATTCATATTCGGCTATTTCTAAACAAGAGCCTTCCTTGCATATATTTGGCAGCATCTTTCTCGCTAAAATCATCTGGCCACACTTCTGATATTTGTTTTCACAATGTTGGAATTTTTCTTGTGGCGTATATAGGGAGTTTTGCAACTGCTACACCTATAAACCGGGAATTGATATGCGCTTGTCAGGTAGACTGCTTCAGTTTCATTCAAATCTTCACATCCGCAATTTGGACAGGCATCCTGATCCATCAATACACCCAGATTGGGATGATTGTGGATATAGGGGCGGAGTTTTAAATATACATCTTCCAATCCCATTACATCGTGGCGGTTGTATTCGGCCATTTTATCCAAAGCATCCTGCTTCCCATCCATGCAATCAAGCCAGAGTTGAAAATTCGTGTCCAATTTCTGCTCAAGTTTGAAATGCTTGGTAAGGTAATCCTGTTTATAAGATGTGAAGGCGAACTCCCGGCGGGCCACTTTTAAGGTGTCGATGGATTTGTAGGGTGAAGGCGGATCTAATTGATTGTCTATAAAGCGGGCATTTAATTTCCGCAGATCAAAGCGATCCCCATTGTGGGCGATAACGATGTCGGCTTTATCCAATAATTTCCAGATGGATTCTATGATCCTTTTATCATCCCCGGCTTTCGCTTCTTCAGATGTTAAAATATCACTGTGAATTTCATCATCATATAGCCATTTCGCCGCCCAGGATAAAACATTCCACTCTTTCACGATATTGGTATGGGGGATGCGCTGTTTATACAGTCCCCATACATGAACGGTCATGGGAGTCGTTTCAATATCGAACAGCAATATCCGGGGGAGGTGAGATTTGTCGATGTTCTCAAATGTCTGCCAGTTGGTCGTGAATCTTCGACCGCACTCTTTACATTCCCACCTTCTTCTTGATTCACCGCTTTTGGTTAGGCGTATTGCTTTCTTTTTGGTATGGGACGATCCGCAATCAGGGCAGATGGCTCGCATAGGCTTTCCTTTGGTATGTGTTTACCACAATTCTTCCTGTGGTGTGGATTGTTTAAACTGCCATGTATGAACAGGCTTGCCGTAGTTCCCCTGTTTCATGTGAGAGGTTTTCCGCAAATACCCCTCTTTTGTGAGGTTGGTGATGGCCCGGCGCACCGAGGTTAAAGGTCTGTTGGCCATCATGCAGTATGTTTGTATTTCTTCCGGGGAAAATGCTTTGTCGGCGTTCTTTTCAAAAAAGGTCAAAATACGATCTTCCTGAGTGTTGGTTTTGCGCCTTGCTTCCTTAAGGTCATATCCTTTTAAATTTGTTGTGTTATAGTAACTCAAACGAAAAGTTCTTTCTGAATAAAACGCTTTTCAGCGATTTTTATATATTCTGGATTTAATTCTATCCCTATCCATTTCCTTCCCAATCTTTGTGCCACCCATCCTGTCGTTCCGCTGCCGAAAAATGGATCTAAAACAATATCCCCTTCTTTGCTCCCTGCTTTGATACATAATTCGGGAAGTTTGGGTGGAAACACGGCAAAATGTGCTTCTTTGTAAGGTTTGGTGGTTATGGACCAAACCGACCTTTTATTCGCTTGTCCGTCGGTTGGCCTTAACATCCCCGATCCTTGTTGTGCGTTCCCCGGATAATTGCGATCTCGCCTTTGTTCTGTGAAATTGCCATTGAATATTCTTTTGTCGTTATAGGTAGATGGTTTCAAATCTTCCAATAATTGATTGAATTTGTATTTCGCTGATTTACTTAAAAGAAAAATATACTCATGTGCTTTAGTACATCTATCCGTAACGCTTTCGGGCATTGGATTTGGTTTGTGCCAGATAATGTCCTGTCTTAAATACCATCCATCTGATTGTAATGCGAAAGCAACTCGCCAGGGTATTCCCACCAAATCTTTAGTTTTTAGGTTTGGCGTTTTAAAGTCGCTTCCACTTGGATGTTTAGACACCGTTCCGTTATGCGTTGAGATACCGCTTCCGTAATTACCCTTTCCACCGCCCGCATAACTATCCCCCAAATTCAGCCATACAGTTCCATCGTCTTTTAATACTCGTTTTACTTCCCTAAACACTTTCACCATGTTCTCCACATATTCTTCAGGTGTTTCTTCAAGTCCAAGTTGCCCATCGTTTCCATAATCTCTTAATCCCCAATATGGCGGAGAAGTGACTACGCATTGGATTGAACGATCCGGCAAATCCTTCAGCCGATCTAAAACATCACCCTGATATATGTGATTTAACTTCACTTAGTAATTCTTCCAGGTCATAGTTTTTAAATTTTCTGATTGTTTTATGCCGCCTTCGCAGTTCGTCGAATTTTTCCTGTCCGAATTTGTCGATGTACCACCGGAAATAAGGCCATTGGTCAGAGCCATGTTTATAATTACACGGCCAGCATTGTGTATGACAGTTGCCGTCATGGGATATGTCCCACCGTGTTGAATAGTTTTTCCGGGTGAAGATATGACCATTCGTGAGGCGTTCCGTAGATCCGCACTGGACGCAGTATCCGTCCCGGTTTCTGATGTATTGTGATACGGCTTTATCAAGGTTCTTTACGAGGGTTTTTCGGCTTGGTTTTTTTGGCATAATTCTTTGAGTCGCTTTCCGATGATATAGGGGATATGCGGCACGACGGCGTTACCGAGGCCGAATTTTCTATGTCTGTCCAACCTTGAGGAAATCCCATTATTTTTTCTAATTCTTCTGGAGTTAGCAAATATAGTTCTCCATTCTTCTTTAGTTTTAACGGTTGATGTCCACCGCCCTTCGGTGTCCTTATTGTTGGACTGTAATCCATAAATATTCGAATCTTTTTCTCCTTGAATCCGCCGTAAATATTGTGAACCAAACAACATTCCTCGCTGAACACAGATCGCAAAGTATCTTCTTCTTGCTTGCGGAATCCCAAAATCTCTTGCATCAAATATTGCATCTCCCCAATCGTACCCAATATTTTCGACCTCTTGGCGTAGTGTTTTTGACCATTTTTTGAATCCCTCCACATTTTCAAAAACAATTGATTTCGGTTTTCTTTCATAGCAAATACGGATCATTTCAAAAAATAAATCATCTTGTTCAAACCCCCCCTGCTTCCCGGCTCTGCTAAATGCAGGGCATGGAAATCCACCGGAAACAATATCCACTTTTTCAAGATTGTGCTTGCCGACTGTTTTAACATCTTCAAATTGTTTCGCATTGGGAAAGCGTTTACCCAAGAGTTCCCGGCAATATGGATCAATTTCCACTTGCCATTTAGTTTCGATACCGGCCCACTCAAAGCCAAGATCAATCCCCCCGATGCCGCTGAATAGACTGCCGTGTGTCATGATATTCTTCCAATGCTTGTATATATTCTGTTTTATACTGTCTTATTTCTGATTCCGGCAGTCCGTCAATGATGGCATTAATCCACCGGCGGTCTAATTCATCTATTTTGTTTTTGTGCATTTCGGACATTGTTTCCTCCGTTTGCCGTAGGTTGGAAAATCTTCATAATACCAATGCTCACCGTTGCCCGTGATTGGATTCTGCCATGCGATACTACAGTCCGGGCAGACATATATCTGTCCGTCGGCCATATCCCAGGCATAAGTGTTCTTGCGTGATTTGTGTATTCTGGTTTGACCGTTATATCCACATTTTTCCCCGGCATATATGGCTTCGAGTATGTTCATGCAATCGCCCTTTCGATCTGGATTTGTTCAATCGGTACAAGTTGCTCATAACATTCCGGGCAAACACCGCTTACACCACGATTGACTTGTCGCTTATGATGGCCTTTGGGGCAGGATAAAGTGATTTTAGATTGTTTCACCGGTTCATCTTTGGACCGGTAACTGTCGTTTCTGAGCCAATTTCTAAATGCGGCAAGATGGTTTTTGTACTTCTTTCCGTTGGCTTCGCAGTAATCCTTGAAATGCTGAAATTCAGATTTCACATTTCGGTTTATAAATTGAGCCTGTAAATCATCTAAAGATTTTTCAATAGATTCAAATTTCCCCTCTCTTTTATCTTTATCCTTATCTTTGTCTTTATCTTTATCCTTAACAGTTAAAGCATTTACTTTAACAGTTGCCGAACTGTTGCCCAACTGTTGGTTTTCCACATATAATCCATATTTTGTTAATAACTTTATAACAGATTTGTGAGCATTGACTTTTTCATTCAGTTCGCCATATTGATAATCAATGAATTTTGGGATGAACCATTTTCCATCTTTAAAAGATACAATTTTGCGATTGAACACTTTTAAAATTCTGGCTTCATCCAGTTTGACGCCGATCTGAAACGATGCAAGGTCAATATCCACTTCCCACACCCCGGCGTGATCACAGTTATCCAATAAATAGAACCAAAATAATTTCATATCCGGATTCAATTCGCGGATCCATTTTTTCTTCCATTTGCCTGTGTCTGTGAATCGCTTGGCCACTACATCCAGCCGTTAAGTATCGCTCTCATTAATTGCAGCATCATATATACGCAGACTACAAACGCAAATTTGGCGATGTATTTATCCAATGGGTCTGCCTGTTTGTGGGTGTATCTGTGGAGTTTCATACACTTTTTCCTTTGGTTTAATTTCCTCGATCCGCCAGTTTTTTGATTCGTAACGGCGGTAAAGTTTTGTGAAGTGACCATCGTGATATTGCA